GAAGATACAAATCATGGTATCTCTTTTGTAAATATCAAGCAAGACCCAATCACAGTTATTATTAGACAAGCTGCTGATACTAGAGGTTTTGAATTAACTGCAAGAGAATGGTACGGAGAAACTAACATTCCAGAAGGTGTTGATTCTGACGAATACGTATCAGACTACTTAGTAGATGTATTTGTATTCAAAGGTAAATTTGACGCTACTGAATTAAATAATGACCCTAACTACGGTAACTACTTTGATGCTGATGGTTTATTAAAGTCACAATTTGCTAAATTCGCTGGATTAAGAGAAGTAACTCTTTTAGCACAATACGATGGATTATCTTTAATCCCTGAATTTATTGATGCTGAAGGTAATCAAATGTACATTGAAACTCTAATTAATATGGAGGCTAGAAGAACAGGTTTATTCTGTGCTGTACAAGAAGATGCACTTCCACAAATCGATTTAATCGGTAATAACTTTGACATCTACCAAGATTACGAAGTATTATCACATAAAGTAAATCAAGAAAGAACAAGTACGAATATAGATCTTAGTGGCTATGGAAATACTGCAGTAGATGGAGCAACTTTAACAGTTTTAAATGCTACAACTGGAGACCTTGCTACTGACGGAATTGTTGATACTAAATACTTAAGAGCTTTAGTATCTGGAGAGTTTGTTAAGATTGATACAATAGAACAAGTTGGTGCAAATGTAGTTATTACTGCACTAGCTGATATTTCTAAAAATTATGAAAAATTCACAGCTAACACATCAGCAACGTGGAATACACCAGCTGTTATTACAGTTGATGCTAATGGAAACCTAATAATAAGTGCTGCGCCATTCGCGTATGGAGACTTACTAGTAGGTGGAGAGGCATTCTTACTATCTGAAAATGCTGGTGAATATGTAGCAGTTAATACAATTGATGTAGATAATAATACAGGAGTAGTAACTATAGCTCCAGCAGGTAATGTTGGATTCAGTGCAGATTATGCAAATGCTAATGCATCTGAACTAGCAGTATTTAAAAGAATTCCTAATGCTGCATTCGATCTATGGACATTATCTCCAAACGAAAGAACAGTGATGTTCCCTACATTATCAAATGGATGGGACTTTGACGCTCTAGGAGCTGGTATCTTTACCTTTTCTTACACAGGCGTTGGTGTATTAAACACTGATATTA